AAAATTAAACCTTTCAGAATAATGGCAATCTTTGAGCCAAACCAACCACAGAAAGGACAACCAATGGCAAAAAAATCTAAATGGGTCATTGTCGCAACCGAAGGTGCAACAACTGACGGTCGCACAATTCAGCGCAACTGGATTGAAGAAATGGCCGAAAGTTACGATCCAAAAAACACCTACGGCGCACGCATCAACCTTGACCACATCAAATTTTCTGTATATCTCCCTGAACTTGCCAATGCTCACTGCTTTGGTGACGTCTTAGCCGTGAAAGCAGAAGAACGTGAAGATGGCAAATTACAGCTTTTAGCCGAACTACAACCAACTGATGCACTCATCGCCTTAAACAAAGAAGGGCAAAAAGTTTATACATCAGTGGAAATTGACACCAATTTTGCAGACACAGGCAAGGCATATTTAGTCGGTTTAGCCGTGACGGATAATCCGGCAAGCTTAGGCACAGAAATGTTGAGCTTCTCTCACAATGGCTTAAATGCCCGCAAATTAAAAGCGGACAACATTTTCACAGCTGCCGTTGAAACTGAATTGGAATTTGTTGAAGAAGCAGAAAAAAGCCCATCTGTGTTGGAAAAAATCAAAGCGTTATTTGCGAAAAAAGAAAAATCAGATGATGAACGCTTTTCAGATCAATCCAGTGCCATTGAGCTTTTAGCCGAACAACAAAAGGAAATCATGGAAAAATTGACCGCACTTCATGGCGATTTGGAAAATCAACAAGCCGAAATTGAAGAAATGAAAGCGGGCAATGAAGAAATCCATGCCACGTTTGAAGAACTCAAACAAAAGCCGGCACAAGCCGAAAACTCCCGCCCATTAGTTTATGGTGAAGAACCTGAAACTGACGGCCGCTTCTTTTAATTTATCTTAGGAAAAAACCAAATGAATAAATTTACTCAACAAAAATTCCAAGCTTACATTGCAGGCGTTGCACAAGATAACGGCGAAGATGTGGCATTCGTTGCGAATGGCGGACAATTCACTGTCGAACCAACCATTCAACAAAAACTTGAAAACGCAGTGCTTGAAAGCTCTGATTTCTTAAAACGCATCAACGTTGTGATGGTGCAAGATATGAAAGGTTCTGCATTGCGTTTAGGCGTACTTTCACCAGTTGCAAGCCGCACAGATACCAACACCAAAGCGCGTGAAACCACGGACATCCACAGCTTGCAAGAAAACGTATATTCTTGCGAACAAACCAACTTTGACACGCATTTAAACTATGCAACGTTAGACAGTTGGGCAAAATTCCCTGACTTTGCGGCACGTGTTGGCAAGCTTAAAGCAGAACGCATTGCATTAGACCGTATCATGATCGGCTGGAACGGCACAAGCGTGGCAGCAACAACCAACCGCACATCAAATCCATTATTGCAAGATGTGAACAAAGGCTGGTTGAAACAAATCGAAGATAAAGCAACTGCACGCGTAATGAAAGAAGCGAAAAGCGGTACAGGCAAAATCGAAATCGGTGCAGGCAAAGAATATAAAAATCTTGATGCATTAGTTTATGCACTGAAAGAAGATTTCATCCCTGACCAATACCGCGACGACACAAAACTTGTGGCGATTATGGGTAGCGACTTGTTGGCGGATAAATACTTCCCGCTAATCAATCAAGATAAACCAAGCGAGCAAGCGGCAGGCGATACCATTATCAGCCAAAAACGTGTTGGCGGTTTACAAGCCGTAACCGTGCCATACTTCCCGAAAGGCACTGTATTGGTGACATCACTCGACAACTTGTCAATCTATGTTCAAGAAGGTCGTGTTCGCCGTCACTTAAAAGACGTGCCGGAACGCAACCGTGTGGAAGATTACTTGTCATCCAATGAAGCTTATGTAGTTGAAAACTACGAAGCAGTGGCGATGGCGAAGAATATCACCGTTCTTGATGTACCAACTCACGCGTAATCATAATGCGACCAACTAAACGTCACTTTCTCGAAGTTTCTGCCGCTATCGCTAATGCGGCAGAAACCGAAGATCTAAGCGACTTCACGGAATACGAAAAAATGTGCCGTATTCTTGCGAGACATCGAAAGGATTTGAAAAACATCCAATCGACAGAACGCAAAGCCGCATTTAAAAAGCAAATTTTGCCTGACTATCTGCCATGGATTACAGGAGCGTTATCTGCCGGAACAGGCAAACAAGATAATGTCTTGATGACATGGTGCGTGTGGGCGATTGACTGTGGGGAATATCACCTTGCCTTGCAGATTGCTGATTATGCCGTATTCCATGATTTGCGTTTACCTGAACCGTTCACCAGAACACTTGGCACATTATTGGCGGAAGAATTTGCCGACCAAGCAAAAACCGCACAAGCCGCCAATCAGCCATTCGAAGTGTCGTACTTAGAGCAAGTACAACGTATCACCGCTGAATGTGACATGCCAGATGAAAGCCGTGCGCGATTGTTGCGTGAATTAGGCTTGTTATTGGTTGAAAAGAACCCTGAACAAGCCTTGCAATATCTCGAACGTGCTTTAGGGTTAGATCAGAAAGTTGGCGTGAAAGGCGACATTAAAAAATTACGCAAAAAATTAAGCAAAGCCGATGAATAATCGGATTTGATAACGAGCAAACCACGCACCCGCGGGGCGGATAAAAGCGCGGTCAGGTTTCTTTACCTCTTTTCCTGATTGTTGCTCTTTATCCTCACCCCGCTTTTTTATAGGTAGATTTTATGTCAGACGGTGCAATCTCAATCAAACTCGCCCCCGATTATGAAATGGGCGCAGTGCAAAAACAACTGGAAGATTACGGAACAGGCGAAGATATTATTCGAAACGATGATTTTTTTCCTGATATTTCTCTTTCTGATTTTCGCAATCAATATCGTGCAGACGGCACAGTCACCGAACAACGCTTGCAAGATGCATTGATTGAAGCCATCGCCAGTGTGAATGATGAATTATCTACATTCAAAGCACAAAGCGAACATCACTTCCTTGAACAAATCCCCGCACCATCAGTCAACGGCGAAAGCGTGTTGATTTACCGCTATAAACGTGCGGTGAACTGTTTGGCACTAGCGAACCTTTACGAACGCTATGCAAGCTATGACAGCACCAATGATGGCGAAAAGAAAATGGATTTACTCAAAGACAGCATCAACGAATTAAGACGAGACGCACGCTTTGCCATTAGTGACATCATCGGCAAAAGACGGGTCGATGCGGAGTTAATTTAATGGAAGTTTACGCACAACAAAATGACAACTTGGACGCCATTCTTTATCGCTATTTTGGCCGCAGTGAAGGACTGTTAGAAATTGCGTGCGAATTAAACCCGCACTTAATGGATAAACCCGTCATTCCAATCGGAACACCAGTAATATTGCCAGAAACTGACACGGAAAAGATCAGCGTGGCAAGTGACACTATACAACTTTGGAGCTGATATGCACGACACACCATCAAGAGCATCTTACATATCAGGATTATTTGCCTTCTTCATCGGACGCATTGCGGATATGTTTTCAAATGTAAATTGGGCTGACGTCGCATCAGCAACAGGTATTGTGATCGGCGTCGCAACATTCCTTGTAAATTGGTATTACAAGAAAAAAGATTTTGAATTAAAAGAAAAAGAGTTAAACCAACGGAGCCATCACCATGATTAAACGATCCGCGAAATACGTCTGCGCCGTCACGGCTGTTGTTGGGCTTGTTATTGCCACGCACGGAAATGAAATTCGAACATCAGAAAAAGGCTTGTTGTTAATTGGCAATGCAGAAGGTTGCATGCAAAAGCCATATCAATGCCCCGCTGATGTTTTAACAGTCGGCATTGGCACAACGGATGCAGTAGAACGAATTGACCGAAATAAAATTTACACCTTGCAAGAAGTGGCGGAATTATACACGAAAGGCATTAAACAAGCCGAAAAGTGCGTGAATACCTATGCAAACGGTCAAGCTATGCCGCAAGGGGGATTTGATGCATTGACATCAATCACTTTCAATGTCGGATGTGGCCGCCTAAAAAACAGCATGCTTTTTAAAATGGCACGGAAAGGATATAGCAAAGCCATGTGCGGTCAATTTGAACGATGGATTTATGCAAACGGCGTTCCACTGAAAGGATTAATCGAAAGACGACAAAAGGAGAAAGCATTATGTTTGGGTTCTTAACGAAAAAAGAAAAATACATTTTATTGGTTGGTCCGCTCATGCTTGTGGCGATCATCCTGTTTCAAGGGTGGCAGGCAAACCACTGGCGAGCCGAAGCGGCAAAAGAAGAACAATTAAAACAACAATGGGAAGCGTCTTACGTTGCTTTAAATGAAAGCGTGGATAAATTCAACGAACAACAAAAAGCACTCACGGAAGCCGTGAATCAATTAAAAATCTCTCAAACCAAGCAAACACAGGATTTAAAAAATGCACTTAAAAAACACCAAGATTGGGCTGACACTTTTATCCCTGATGATGTTAGCGGCGTGTTCAACAACTCCGAAAATCATTAAACAGCCAATTCTATGCCCGCAAGTTGCAGAATGTACGCCATTTGCCGCCACAATTAAAACAAACGGCGATTTGGCTAACGCTTATCTACAAAGCCAACAAAAGCTAAGTGTATGCATTGTTGAAAATCAAGCATTAAAAAAATGCATTGATGAATTTAATAAACAGGAAAAACAATGACCGATCAATTTGACCGTGCGCAACAGCTCGAAGAAATGCAACGTGAAATTGCCCTTAAAAAACACCGCACTTTTAAAGCAGTAAGTCGCCTTTATTGTGAAGATTGCGATGCGCCCATCCCAGAAAAGCGCAGACAAATGATTCTGGGCGTAACACGTTGTGTGACATGCCAAGAACTTGAAGAAAAACGCCAACGACAATTTAGAAAGTAGGTAAATCATGTTTTTCAAAATTTACAGCAAAAAAGAATTGAAAGAAGAATTTACGCATTACGGTCGCTTTTATGGTGTGCCAGTTTACGTAAACATGAATCTTGAAGCTCCCGGAATTGTTACTAGAAATTTTATTCCTGAATTTTGCTTAGATATTGTTGAAGCTTTTCTAAGTTTGGCTGTAACAACTATGCAAATGATGAATATTAGTTATGAGCCACTTTATAAAATTGAACTAACAAAGCCGATTGAGAAATGAAAAAGCCAAACCAACTGCGAAAAATCCTTGAGCAAAGTCACCAAGACTTTATGAAAAACCCTGACCGCTTACAGATTTATGTTGACGGCGGTCAAGTTGTTGCAACTGGCAGCACATCACTGAGCTTTGAGTATCGTTACACACTCAACATCATCATCACTGATTTTGCCTTTGATATTGCAAGCCTCATCGTGCCGATTAATGCGTATTTACGAAAAAACCAACCTGAACTATTCGAAAATCCGCAACGCCGTGAAAACGCCTTTAAATTCCAACTGGATTACAACAATAACAACACGGCGGACGTGTCATTTGAAATCCAACTTACAGAACGTGTTGTGGCAAAACAAGTGGGTGAAAACGTGCAGATGACTTACGCCACCGAACCAACCGCACCGGAATGGGAAACATTAAACACATTGAAAGTTTATCTTGAAAAAATAGACGATGAACATTTGATTTTCAAAGGTGGTGAATAATGGCAACAGTGGAAGAAGTCCAAGCGAAACTAAACGCACTGATTAATAATCTCTCACCGCAAGCCCGCCGCCAGTTGGCCCGCAACATTGGGCAAGCTTTACGGAAAAATCAACAAGCCCGCATCGCACGTCAAGAAAACCCAGACGGCACAGTATTTGAGCAAAGAAAACCACGGAAAGAATTCGGCAAAAAGAAAGGCAGAATTAAACGAAAAGCCATGTTTGCAAAGTTGAGAACGGCAAGATATTTCAAAATTCAAAGTAATGCCAATGAAGTGTCGGTCGGGTTTAATGGGTCAAGCGCAATGATCGCAAAAGTGCATCAATACGGCTTAATGAGCAGTCCATCAAAAACCAAAGACTTTAAAGTGCGGTATGCACAGCGTGAATTGTTAGGCTTTAGCCAAAGCGATTTAGACATCATCGAAGATTTAGTCATTGAACAATTAAGTATTTAAGCGAGCTTTTATGAACAATTTGCAATTATCAGTCTTACTCAATGCCATTGATAAAATGTCGGCACCGTTGAAAAGTGCAAGCAAAAGCGTGTCTGAACTTTCAAAGAAATTGAAAGAAAATAAAGCCGTTCGCGCACAATTAAGCAAAGCAGAACGAGAAAACGAAGCGGCTATTAAAAAATATGCGGCGACGATCAATCCATTAAAAAACAAATTAAACGCACTGAACAATGAAGTGGCAAAAGCTAAACAAAAAGCCGCCTTATACACCAATCAATTAAACAGTGCCAAAAATCCAACCGAGCAATTCAAAAATAAAGTATTGGCCGCACAACAAGCCGTCAAAAAATTAACCTCCGAGCAAACCGCGACAGCCAATAAATTAAAACAAACTCGCCAAGAGCTTAATGCTGCAGGATTATCATCAAAGACACTTGCACAGCGTCAAAGCGAATTGAAAAGCAAAATGAGCGCGGCAAATCAACAGATTAGCAATCAATCCGCCGCATTGAGTAAATTAAACGCCAAACAGGCGGCTTATAATCGCTATCGGGGGAAAGTCGATAATCTCAAAGACATTAACAGCAAAGCGCAAATTGTCGGTGCGCAAGCACTTGCCGCAGGAGCGACCATCACTGCACCTTTGGTTGGTTCTGTGCGTGATTTTATGAGCTTTGAAGATGCCATGCTTGGCGTTGTCCGTCAAGTTGATGGACTGAAAGATAAAGCAGGAAATTTAACGCCTGAATTTGAACAATGGAAATTGAAAATTCAAGATTTATCAAAAGAATTACCACTCACGACCGTGCAAATTGCCAACATGATTGAAAGTGCAGCGAGAATGAATGTGGCAAAAGATGAACTTGAAGATTTTGTGCGATTAAATACACAAATGGCCGTTGCGTTTGATGCGGCTAATCCGGATGAACTTGTCGAACAATACGGAAAAGTGACAAACAACTTTCATTTGTCGGCAAAAGCATCTCGCGAACTGGCTGATGCGATTAACTATCTTGATGATAACGCGATTTCTAAAGGTACAGAGATCATCGGATTTATGAACCGAGTGTCAGGGATTGCAGGCATCGCAAAAATCAGCGAAAAAAACATGGCGGCGTTAGGCTCAACCTTGCAAACTGCAGGAGCGACAGAGGAACAATCAGCGACAGCCGTCAATGCTATCTTTACTCGCTTGTCACAAGCAAGTAAGAAAAAGCCCGTTAAAAATGGCTTGGCGGCGTTAGGGTTGCGACCAAGTGCGGTCGAATTAGGCATGGCAAAAGATGTACAAGGCACACTTGAAAAAATTGTCGATGCCATTAATAGACTGCCTGAACCAAAACGACTTGGAACCATTGCCGACTTAGTTGGAACAGAACACGCCAAAACACTGTCATTATTAGTAGCGAAAACAGATGACTGGCGCAGACAAATCAAACTGGCAAACAGTGAAGAAGCAAAAGGATCAATGGGGCGAGAATTTGAAACGAGAATGAAAGCCTTGTCGTCCCACTGGGGCATTTTTAAAAATAGATTATTCAATCTCAATTCTGTCATTGGGGGAACGCTCGCACCAACGCTTGAACGCTTAATGGATAAAATCGGCGGCGTAATTGATCGGATTAAAAATTGGATTATTGAAAATCCAAAACTCACATCAAACATTGTGATGATTGCGGGAGCAATCGGCGGTGCATTGACGATTTTTGGGGCATTAAGCACAGCTTTAAGCTTTGTTTTATACCCTATCGCACGACTAGGCTTGGCATTGGCAAATTTAGGCGTGCTATTGCCAAGAATTGGCGGTGCAATCGTTCGTGGATTGTTGTCACCGCTTAAATTTGTGGGGCTTGCATTATCCCCTATCGGTGCCGCTATCATTGCGGCAGGCATTGCCATCTTTAAATATTGGCAGCCGATCAGCTCATTCTTTAGTGGATTTTTAAGCGGATTACAATCAGGATTACAACCCGTCATCGACAAATTCAAGCCGCTTGTCGGTTGGATTGAAAGTGCTTTTAACTGGTTCACTAACCTACTTGCGCCAGTACAAAGCACAAAAGAAGATTTAGATGCTGCCGCTAGTGCAGGTAAGAAATTCGGCGAATGGCTTGCCGCAGGCATTGATTTGGTGACAAAACCTTTGCAATGGTTGATGGATGGCATTAAATGGGTGCTTGATAATATGCCAACGATTGAAGGCATTGGGAAAACAATCGACGCGGCAAAACAAAAAGTATCAAATGCCACCGCTAATGCCATGAATAACAGCGCCGCAGGAAACTATTTCATGACAGGTGCAGGGCTAGATGTGCCAAATGTGAATAGATGGTCAGGCGGTTACGCGGGAAATGGCGGAAAATATGAACCTAAAGGCATTTTCCACGGTGGCGAATACATCATGACAAAAGAAGCCACAAACCGTCTAGGCATCGCCACGCTGAACGCCTTAAACTACGGGAAACAAGCCTTAATTGCGGGCGGTTTAGGTATCGGACTTGCTACCGCCGCACCAATTCAGGTGGATAACAGACCGCCAATTTCCGCACGCCCAAGCATCAGCCAAACCATGCAACCCATGGCGGTCAATATCACCATTAATGCACAAGCAGGGCAAAATGAACGACAAATCGCCCAACTTGTTGCCGCCGAGCTTGAACGAATCAACAGACAACAACAAGCAAGGGCAAGAAGTCGAATGACAGATCGAGCATAAAAAACAAAAGGGCGAAAGCCCTTTTTTGTTACCAAGTTTTTCACACTCCCCCACACTCGCAAAATTAAACAAACTCACCAAAAATAGGGGCAATTATTACAAGTAGAAATCCGCCCATGTCAGCCGATAACAACCGAAGAATTGAAAGCATTATCCGCTTTGGCTTAATTGCCGAAGTCGATTACGCACAAGCAAAAGCACGGGTAAAGTGCGGTGAAATATTAACGGATTTTATCCCATTCATCACAATGCGATCAGGTACGACAAAAACATGGTCGCCGCCAACACAAGGCGAACAATGTGTCATCTTGGCGGCAAGTGGCGAACTGACAACAGCGTGCATCATCACAGGGCTTTACACACAAAACAGCCCAAGCCATTCAGCCGATGAACACGTGATCGAATTTGGCGATGGCGCAAAAATCACCTACAACCAAGCCAACGGCGATTTGGTTGTGACAGGAATAAAAACAGCCAACATCAAAGCCGCTAATCAAATCAATATTGACTGCCCCACTGTCAACATTAAAGGCAATGTGAATATTGATGGAAAAGTGACATCAACAGGCGACATGATAGCGGGCGGAATCAGTCAGATGACACATAAACACAAAGATGTGTCGAAAGGTAAAGATAAAACTGGAGAGCCTGAATAATGAATCGATTTACAGGCGAGAAAATCACAAGCGAAACGGAACACATCAAACAGTCAATCGCAGACATTTTATTGACGCCAATCGGATCACGCTTACAACGCCGAGATTATGGCAGCCGTATTCCAGAACTGATTGACAGACCAATGAACCACGCTTTGTTGCTCCAACTTGCCGCAAGTGCGGTGATGGCATTGCACAAATGGGAACCCCGCGTGACGATTAGCCAATTTAAACCACAACTTACAGAAAACGGCATCACTTGCTCAATCGTGGGCAGAACAAGAAATCAAAACAATATCATCAATTATGATGATGTATGGCTAGGCGGTAAGAATGAGCGAATTAGTTGATTTATCAAAACTGGCCGCACCAAAAGTTTTAGAAGATTTAGATTTTGAAACCTTACTTGCGGAAAGAAAACAAGAATTCATCAAATTATTTGACGAATCAGAACGTGCATTCTGGCAGTCTCGCTTAAGCCTTGAAAGCGAACCCATTACAAAACTCTTACAAGAAGTTGTCTATTTGCAACTGCTTGAACGCACACGCATCAATCAAGCCGCACAGGCAACCATGCTTGCTTATGCAACAGGGAGCGATTTAGACGTGATCGCCGCCAACTACAACGTAAAACGCTTACTTATTCAAGCGGAAGATAACTCAACGACACCACCAAAGCCCGCAATCTACGAAAGCGATGCGGAACTTAGAATTAGAACACAACTAGCCTTTGAAGGAATGTCAGTCGCAGGGCCAAGAAACGCTTATGTGTTTCACGCCTTATCCGCTCACGCCGATGTGGCTGACGTGTCAGTTGTATCACCTGAACCCGCCAATGTTACCGTCACTATTTTAAGCCGAACTGGGCAAGGCGTAGCAAGTGAACAAGTGTTGAAAGCCGTCCGAGAAAAATTGAATGAAGAAACCATTCGACCAATCGGGGATCGTGTAACAGTGCAAAGTGCCACAATCCAAACATACGAAATCCGAGCAAAATTGCATTTATATCGTGGGCCTGAATATGAAGCAATAAAAGCTGAAGCAATGAAAAAACTCACTGCATACACCGCAGAAAAACGCAGATTAGGTCGAGATATTAGCTTATCGGGAATTTATGCTGCACTACACCTTGAAGGCGTTCAACGAGTGGAATTACTCGCACCAACAGCCGATATTGTTTTGCCTAGCTCAAAATCAGGCTATTGCACAAATATTAATATTGAGATTGTAGTAAGTGATGATTACTAGCCACCTATTGCCAACAGGCTCAACAAAACTGGAAAAACGAGCCGCAGAAATTTTAAAAAGCGCGGTTGAAAATCCAGTCATTATTGCTGATTTGATCAACCCTGACAGATGTCCATCGGAGCTTCTTTCCTACTTGGCATGGGCGTTTTCGGTGGATAAATGGGACGAGGATTGGAGCGAAGAAGTCAAACGCATCGCAATTAAACAATCTTTTTTTGTGCATAAACACAAAGGCACCATTGCCGCCGTGAAACGAGTGATCGAACCAATAGGATATCTTGTTGAATTAAAAGAATGGTTCAACCAAAAACCACAAGCCAAAGCAGGCACATTTAGCATCACAGTTGAAGTGCCGGAAACAGGATTGAACGAGCAAACTTATAACGAATTAGTGCGATTAATCAATGATGTAAAACCTGTTTCACGCCATTTGTCACAGCTCTCCATCGCCATTTCACCAACTGGCACAATGAACACATTTTTTGGGCAACAAACAGGCGAAATCGTCAGCGTTTACCCTATTTAAGGATTTATATGACAGCACAATATTTCACAGTATTAACAGACTATGGCACACAAGCTTTTGCCAAAGCCATCGCAACCAATCAACCAATTCAATTTTCAAGCTTTGCCGTGGGAGATGGTAACGGTCAAGCCGTTACCCCAACTGCAGACCGTACAGCGTTAGTGAAAGAGATACACCGAGCCAATGTCAGTGCCGTGTCACTCGATCCACGCAACAATAAGCAAATCATTATTGAATTGACCATTCCGGAAGATGTGGGCGGGTTTTATATCCGAGAAATGGGGGTTTTCGATAGCACAAACAAATTAGTGGCTTATGCCAATTCGCCTGAAAGCTTTAAACCAACACTAGAAAGCGGAAGCGGCAAAGTGCAAGTGTTGCGGATGATTTTAAAAGTCAGCAATTCTCAAGCCGTCACTTTAAGTATTGATAATTCCGTGATTTTTGTCACACGTCAGCAACTTAACCCAAAAAAAATCACATCATCAACCACAAACGGATTTGATGAAAGCGGGCATTCACACGAAATCGAAAAAGCAGACACAACAAAAGCGGGAATTGTGCAACTCACAGATGACACAGGGCTTGACAGTGACAAGCTAGGATTGTCAGCAAGAGCCGGCAAAAAACTCGCGCAGCTAATCAGTACAGTTCAACTCGCACTTGGTAATTACATTCCAAACAACAAAAAATCAAATTCAGTTACTAGCACAAGTAATGACAATGTGGCGACATCGTCAGCCGTAAAAACAGCTTACGACAAAGGAGTGGAAGCCAAATCGACTGCGGACAATGCACAACTAACAGCAAATGACGGCGTATCAAAGGCGAATAACGCACAGCGTTCTGCCGATAATGCCAACACCAATGCAAACGGTAGAGTGTCTAAAAACGGCGACACAATGAGCGGTCCGCTGGCTGTGCCTAGAGTTTTTACAGGAGGCGTAGAATCATCAGGGTATGTCAATATTAGTTCAAATAATGGGGTTGTTTTTTATAATAAAGGGAATTCAGAATATACAGCCATCTTGTCAGAAAACGGGCTAGACATAAAAAAAGCGGTCATGTCACATGACGGATTGAAGTCTGATCATATTGGGTACGGTGGGTATGGCTCGCAATATGATTACTCAGCGCCATTTGAAGTTATTGAGGCAGCCGCCAATAGCATTGGCACATTTTACCCTTTCATTAAAGGGAAAGTGATGAGTAGAGGTAATAGCGGTGCTGCATTTTCGCTTGGTTACACGACAAAACAAACTGGATACAACGAGTACGGCAATTTCGGACGAGGCGTAATTAATCTAGTAGAGGATAATGGCAGTTTCAAAAATTGGGAATTTGAACACACTGGAGTTTTTCGTTCAGCAGGTGATGTAATTACAGGGAATGGCAATTCATTAAATTGGCAAACGCACGTATTAAATAGTTTGATAGGTGGAATAACATCCTCATCGTACGGTTCTCATTATCAAGGCGCTGACGTCTTTAAAATCAAACAAAATAGACTAATGATAATCAGAATGCAGGTTGGAGTTGTGAACTCCTCTGGTGATTACTACTTGCCAGAATCTTTTGACGGGTCAGCAAGTGCAATCGCCATAGATTCAGGCGGCGCAGTTAATCCAGTTGGAGCGTTCTTCAAAGGTGGAAATTCTGTTTACATATCAGTAACTAAACCAACAAATGTCTCAGTTGTTGCTATAGGAGTGAAAAATTAATGTTAAAGCAATTCAATTTATCAACGTTATCATTTCGAGATCCTGCAGGCGAAGATGCAGAATGGATTAATATAGAGACACAAACGCAGATTGATGAAATCTCCGCAAGTATCACCAATGGTGGTGCTGTATGGGTGGAAAATGGGAAAATACACTGTTCAGGTAAAGCCCCAAGTGAATTTCACATTTTTGACAAAGATAAAAAACAGTTTGTCATTTCAAAAGAAAAACAAGACGAACTCTTAATCAAACAGCGTGCAGAAGTTCGCGCACAAATCAACGCTAAACGCGATGAGTGCGTAAATGGCGGCGTGTTTGTGCCTGAAATAAATAAATGGGTTGATACCGATGACAAAGGGCGCAGCACGTTAGTTGAGATTAAGGCGGATTTTGACTTAAACGGCAAAAACAATACTTATACCTTGATTTGCGCAGATAACACCGCACAAGTTATCCATTTTGAAGAATTCAAAGCAGTATGGAACGCGGTGAAAACGCTTAAAGAAAAAATGTATGAAAACGCATACATGCATAAAGTATTGCTTGAACAATCAGAAAATCCGACTGATTACAACTGGTCAACTGGTTGGAGTAAAACCTATCAGGAGCATTTGAATGAACAGCAAGCTTAAACAATACCTATATCACAACATCATTGCTATCGACCAACTATTCAACGCCTTAACAGGTGGCGCAGCAGACGAAACATTATCAAGTCGCACCTATCGTGGGGCTATTTTAGCCGAGCAACCGAAAAAACGTTGGCGTGTACTCTATCGATTCATCAATGGATTATTTCGAGATAAAAACCATTGCAAAACTGCATACGAAAGCGAAATAAACGGCAAACAGCGTGATTATCGGTTCAATCAAGGGAAAGCAAAATGAATGAAATAATTTTTGATTGGATCCGTGGGGATGATGAATTCGAAACGCTCATTTTTAATAATGACGACGACACCCCAATGGACTTCACAGGGAGTCAATTTGATTTGCATATTGTGCCGGAACGAAGTCAAGCCGAAACCATTAAGCTATCAACATCAAATGGCTTAACCGTTAAAGAAAACGAAATCACGCTGCACGTATCGCACGATCAAACAGAAAATGCAGATTGGGCGGTGGCAAGTTGGGATTTGCAACAAACTGACAAGAACGGATTAATTAGCACCCTTTGCGGTGGCAAAGTGCGGTTAAAACGGGATGTTACAAGGGGGTGAAATGTGTATAAAGACTAAGGCGAAAGCCAAACACAAAGTGACACTCAAGCCTAAACAACAACACAAAATCACCGTTCAAAAAGGATATGCCAATATAGGCGGTGATCTTGACGCAAGCAAATTACCAAACATCAACGAATTAATTATTCACTACAACATTGGAGCGCTTTAATGGCAAGACCAGAATTTACTCAAACTTTAACTGAATTTGCAGAATTTGTCGGCATGAAAGATAAAGAAATTATGAAGCTTATCGGCATCATGCAACAACTGACGACAACAGAGAAAAACACAATTGTTGGCGCAATCAATGAGATGAATCAGCGAATCAACAGCCTATCAAGTAGTGCGGCAGGCATTAATGATAGTGCGACAAATGAAACAGCAACATTATCAGCCAAGAAAATTCTTGAGCTTTTAAATCAAGCGAAAGCCGATGTAAAAAATGAGCTTTTAGGCGGACAAGTTGATGCAAGCATTGACACCATCAAAGAGCTTGGCGATATGTTGAAGAACATTCAAACAGGTGAAGATGGCTTAAATAAATTGGTTCAAAAAATAACTCAAACAAATCAATCTTTGTCACTTCTTGTTGGTAAATTTACAGTGTTGGACGGAATTAACCTTAAAGAAGCCTACAATCGAGGTTATAACAAATAATGGCGTTTGATACAGCAATTACAGAGTTAGCAGAATATATAGGAAGTGAAGTTAGACGAGTTGAGAATAAGATTCCGACTGGCATTTCTGCACAACCTACAAATTCTAATATCATCACTGGAGACGGCAGACCCGATAAACCTGACACAACAAGGTTTCTTAATGAGTCTAACGTTTATGAAAATAAGATTAAAGGTAATGAGCCAAACGGAACTTTTTATAACTCAACAAACGGTGCAGGCGTTGGAGCATACCTATGGCAAAAGCAAAATGGACAGTGGACTGTTATATCGGGTGATACAGGTATTAGACGACTATCTAACATTTCTGTAAATATTAAAGAAGGGGCTATTCATTTAAGACGAGTGAATAACAGAGTTGAGTGTTCTTTCTATGCGGGGCGTTGGGACACTATTTCTTTTTACGGGAGCAGTAATCCTAAATTCACGAGGAAAAATCACGCCAAGCGAATGGATATTTTACCCCCTCCGAGAATACCAGTTGGCTTCCGTACACGCACGCCTATTATGCTTCCGTTTTATAGCGATGACGGCGATGAAATTGCTACTGTATATGTTGCTAGTATAGGCGATAGAGCTTATATTGAGTTAAGATTTAGGGATAAAGTACCAACAACAGACCTTGATTATATGCGTCTTCCAGTCGTCAGTTGGATAACTGACGACCCATTCCCTGAAGTTCTGCCTTAATTTAAATAAAATGCGGTCAATTTTGGCCGCATTTTGTTACCCCGTTTTTCACACTTCCAACCGCTCGCACTGCCACATTCTCTCGATCACAATAAAGACATTATTTAACCAATAGAAACCATAGGGCTAAAATATGTCTGATGAATATCTCCATGGGGTCAAGGTAACGGAAATTGCCGAAGCCTTGCGAACACTCACCAC